GGTCCGTGGGGTATTGATAGCCTCGACTTTGGCGATGTTGCTCGCGCAGCACTGGAGCAAAGCAAATGACCCTGCGCCAATTCCTGCACGATAATTTCGGCTGGGACATTTACGACTGGGCAGATGATGAGATTAGATTTTAAGGAGAAATCAAATGACCGCCGACAACTGGCTTTTCATAACAATCATGGCGGTGATAATCCTCGCCGCTTATCTGAACGCTACTAAGCCAAAGATAACCGAGCAAGAGCGCAAAGAGATGGAAGAAGATTGGTGGTCTTAACGCTTCCTGCGCTTTTTCTTGGCTTCTTCCGCCACCGATAGCGCAATGGCAATAGATTGCTTTTGGCTTTTGCCTCTTTTCATTTCGCGCTTGATATTCTTGGACACGCTTTTAGCTGAGTAGCCTTTAATCAACGGCATCGTTATCTCCTACCATTTAACCTTGTCAGCCCAATATGCAGCCGACATTTTGCCCTTGGCGATATTCTCCGCATGACGCGCCTTGAACGATGCACGGCGAGCTTTATCGGCCTTGCTTTCATCTTTGCGCGGCGGCGAACCAGATACGCCCTGTTGACCAAAGCGGATGGTCTTTACCTTGTCGCCTACCTTAGCCACGACAACATGGCTTTTGGTTGGGTGGCTAGGTGTGCGCTTGGGCTTGTTATAGCCTTCCACGCCCACCTTTGCCAATTTCGGGTCTTTAGCCATTAGCCGCCAATGATTTGCGATAGGCCAGCAGCGGCGGCAGCGACAAACGCCAGCGCAGCAGCAACAGTTGCTTTCCAACCCATCTTCTTTTCAGAGCCATCGTCCATTGGCAGCAGCTTGCCAGTGGCCTTTTTGATGATGGCTTTTTCGGCTTCTTTCTTCAAAGCCTTGGTAGCCTCTTTTTTCAATGTGCTTTTAATATCCATTTTTAGTCTCCTATATTTACAGCATCAAGACCGTGTGCTATCGTTTAACCATGATAGAAAATTGGAAACAAATACCAGAATATGATGGCCTTTATGCTGTCAGTGATTTTGGTCGCGTCAAAAGACTTGAGCGCAAAGCCAAAAATATTAACGCAGAGTTTACCCTACCAGAAAGGTTTAGTAAACTTTCAAATTCCCGTGGATATTTGCGGGTCAGCTTGTGGCACAATAATGTCGGAAAAGTTTTTTTTGTGCATCGCTTGGTCATGTTGGCTTTTGTCGGGCCATCAAATTTAAGCGTTGACCATATCAATGGCGATAAAACAGACAACAGGCTTTGCAATTTAAGATATTGCACATTGCAAGAAAACACCTTGTTTCAGCACGAAGCTGGGAGGGCGCGTTTTGTCAGGGGCATTCAAAATGGGAAAGCCAAGATGAACGATGATATTGTGCGCCAAGCCCGCGCCCTGCTTGCATCAGGTCTATCAACGCAAAAAGTTGCAGACCATTTTGGATTAACCAAAGGGACAATCCAAGCGATGAAAGAGGGGCGGACTTGGGGCCATGTTACTTAAAGCCAAGCAGCATATTTTTTGGTTTTGGCTTTTCTATCTTCAATCCCGTGTTGACCGCCATTAATTCTGCGGGTCAAAGCGACAATTGCAGCATCATTGATGCCTTGGTCGCAGATGCTCCACAACTTATTGCGGTCGAAGAACCATAGCGCACTTTCGATTGCCAGTTCGCCAGCCACAAGGTCGGGGTTGTCCATAACATCAGGGCGTCCGATATAGTCGGAAAACGCCTTGAAATTGTCATGGCCCGTCAATTGCAAAAATCCGCGACCGCGAAATTTGAAACCCATGCCGCTGCTTTCAGGGCCATTGCCCATGCGGTTTGCATAAACACGGTTTGCAATCTTGGCAGGTTGACGCTCATAGGCTTTTGCTAAGGCGTCTGTCGGGAAGTATTTCCCAAAGATGCCGCGCAAGCCCTTTGCGCCATAGTTAAGGTTTTCGCTGGTGGCTTTCCAGTTGCCGCTTTCATGGGCGCACTGTGCGAAGAAATGCGCCGCACGATTGTTGTTCAGCTTGTAATAAGCAGCCGCAGCTTTCAGTGTGGCGGGGCCAAAAGCCCCGTCAGCGGGAATGCCGATTTTTTCCTGTAGTTTTATAAGGCTCATTTCCCTGCACTCCGCCAATCTGGAAAGTCGTTTTCGTCAACTACGCCATCGCCATTGGCGTCATAGCGCATATCGTTGCGATATTTTTCCCAAGGCTCCATTTCGTCATCGTCATCGTCTTCTGGTTCATCATCAATTGCACTAGTTGCAGCATCTTTAAGGATTGTTGCTGGTGCAACCATATCAGGCGTAAGCGGTAGCGGGTCTGGTTCAGGCGCTACAGGGGCCATAGGCTCTGGTTCTGGGTCATTGCGGTCTTCTGGGGGTGGTGGGGCCAATTCGCCCTTCATGCCCATCAGCGTGGCGTAGGAGCCAGCCACAGCGCCAACAACCGAAGTCATGACGTATGACAGCAAGCCAAATACGTCTTTGTTGTCGATAATCTCATTCGATACGAACAGCCCGACAATCATCGCGCAAGTGATAGCAACAATGACAAACGCCATCGTTTTCGCAGCCATCAGCAACGCTTTAATCCGTGCCTCTAATAATTTATCTTCCATCCTTAGTCCTTTCCTGCCAGCGGATTTGCCAGCGTCTTTTGGATACGTTCGTTAGTTTCAGCTTGTAATTCCTTGATACGGCGCTGCTGTTCTTGGTCTTGCTGACGCAACTGGTCAATAACCGCCCGTTGCATCGCCATATTCTGTGCATCGCTACTGCGAACGCTGCTACTTACAGCATCAACGGTCTGGCGTGTTGCACCAACGCTGCTTGATATGCTGCCAGTTAGATAGTTCAACGCTTCGCTGTTGCCCTTGGTCAAACGCTCAACGCTTGTGACGCGCTCATCAAGCACCGAAATGCGTCCTTCAATACCAGACAGGTCGGGCGGCACATAAGCAGCGGTCACTTCCTGCATGGTCAGGAATTGCTGATACACTTGGAAGCCAGCCCACAGGCCACCAAGGATTGTCGAAAAAGCCGCAAAGATAATGGCAATCTTGCCGCTGCTTAGGCCACCAATGTTAAAGCTAAAACCGCTTTCGTCAAAAGATACCTTGGGTTCTTCTTTTTCGTCATTTGTATTGGGCATCAACAATCTCCCGCCATTTGGCGTCATTAGTTTGGGTCATCCGATACATCTCAAAGTTTGCATCACGCAGTCTTCTATTACGGTATATATCACGAACAGCGTAAAAGTCAGCCCTGTCAGATAACGCTACTTGTCGGTAGGCATTGAAGGCGGGAACAGAACCCATTTCAGCGATGGTATCCGATTGCCCTTCCGCCATTTCGCTTTCTGATTTTTCAGATGATGCGCTTGCAGCCACAGGCGCTGCATTGCTTCCGCCACCAGCATTGTTCAGGATTTCAAACGTGGTGGTCATTGAAACAGGGCCACCAGCGGAAATGGCAGCATCAAGTGGCGAAGAACCAACTCCACCATTATTTCCGCCACCGCCACCAACACCAGCACCGCCTGAACCAAAATCAATACGCATTTGGAAGCTGCCAAAGCCTTGTGACGATTGGGCGCTGTTTTCAAACGCCGATGATTGGCTGGATTGTGCAACATCGCCAAAGGATGCGTCCTGCATACCCCCTGCGCCATCCTCAAGCGCCGTAGCAAGCTGATTTGATGCTTCCTGACCTAATTCACCCGAAGATGCGTCTTGGCCATTTAAATCGCTTTCTGTGCCGTCTGCGGCAAGCGCGGCGACTTCATCAGGGGATAGCCGTTCTTCATCAGGGCCAAGGTCTTCCAAATCACGTTCTGCAATCAATTCTTCGATGGCATCATCTTCGACAATATCATCTATTTCAATTGCAGCGTCAGCTTCAAGCGATGCTTCTGCTGTTTCCAGTGCTTCTTGCGCTGTTTCAAGCACCTGTTCGATGTCGGCAACATCTTCAATCTGCACTTCTTCTTGGGTTTCTTCCATTGCCGCCTGTTCGACCGAAGCCACAGCAGCTTCAAGCGCACTTTCAGCCGCAGTTTCAGTCGGGTCAGGTGCGCCAACATCAATAGCTATTGATATTGGTGGGCAGGATGGGTGCATAGGCGTTGCATTGCAGTCTATTGCCACTTCATCAGGGATTGGCGCACCATAAGACAAAAGGCCAGATTGGTTTTGTAGGAATTGCGGATTGCGTCCATAAAAAAGCGAAACATTATCATCCGCTTCAGGGCCAGTGATGCCAGCCGTAAAGTCCCGCGCACCCGATGCAGACAAAGACCCGTAGTTGAATTGGATATTGCCGTTGCTGAACAGCCCTATTTCAAACGTATTTTGATTGTTTGTGCCGTATTCTTGGACGCCATACCAACCAAAAAGCGCAACCCCATCAGTTACGCGATAGTAGGGGTTGCCAGTGAAGCTGATTAGGTCAGACCAGTATGCGTAAATCGTGTTGCGCTGCGCCTGTTCGAGAGGCTGACCATTGCAGCAAAGGTTCGCCGCGCTTTGAAACGACACGAAGCCATTGCTGGACACCCAAACGTCGGTGAAGGTCTGGCCCCAATACTCAAACTCAAAGCCAAGAGCTACGTTTCGCGTGTTGTCGTCGCCGAGATTAAGTGGCGTCATCGTCGTCGGAGCGCCAAGGATTTGCGGCGCAATAAGCGCAGGTTCGTAGGTCTGCGCGAAAACGGGTGTAGCGCAAGCCAGCAGAATAACCTGCAAAGCGTATGTCTTATTTCTCAACAGGGCGAAGCTCGACGTTTTCTGTCCACGCGGCACGGGCTTCGTCGCCAATCAATCCCAAGAATGGGCAGGGTGTTCCGGCCATCTCCATTGCCCTAAAGACGCGAAAGTCTTGGCATAGAAGGCTAACAGCGGCGACACGCATACCCATATCATAAAGGGTCTTGGACAGTTTCATTCGTTCGCAGTTTTGGTCGCGCACAGTGCGGCCAGCCGACAAGCCAATGATTTGTGTTTGCACAGCGCCTGATTGCCCAGTGGTGCAAAGGTCTTGGCTGTAAGACATCATCGACGGCGCAATGGCGCTCGGCGGTGGTGATTTGATGTTTTGGTCGATTACCTGACGATTAACGCTTTCGCTGTAGCTTTTGCTATCGCTGACGTTGACGTTGTTGTTCTGGTTGACGTTATTGTTGTTGTTATTGCTGTTCGTCGTTTGGTTAATCGTGCTGGTATCGTTGCTGGTGCTGTTCGTATTGACAGTGCTGTTGTTGTTGCTGTTGACCGTCTGATTGATGGTGCTGTTGCTGACATCCGTATTGAAATTGCGGTTCGTGTTATCGGATGTGCTAGTTGAAGTGTTCTGGTTTATGTTTGTTATCGTGCCAGACATGATATTCTGGTTGATATTGGTCATCGTGCCAGAATTAACATTGTAGTTGGTATTCGTAGATGTGCTGACATTATTGTTGTTATTCGTGTTGACTGAAGTGCTGGTGTTCACGTTGTTATTGTTATTGGTGTTCGTCGATGTGCTGGTAGACGTATTAATGTTGTTGTTCGTGTTTGTGCTGGTGGACGTATTTGTGTTGTCCGATGTGCTGTTTGTCGTGGTGTTATAGATATATTCCGTCGGCGCTATGGAAGTGGTCTGTGCCAGAACCATAGACGATGACGCAGTTACAGCGATAAAACCCAGCACAAATTGTTTCATGGTCGGTCAGCCTTGTTGTCCAGTTTGTCTTCAATGCGGCGAAGATGCATCATTACTTCGTCAAACTTCTTATCAATGGCTTGAAACTTTTCGTCACCAAAGCCCAGCCGCGCTTCAAGTAGCGTCAGTTTATTGGTCAGGTTGACCCAAACAGTAATCAACGCCCCGATAAAACTCAGGGCGGTAATTACAAAGCCAAGGATAGTGAAAAGGGTGTTGGTGTCCATCACTCAGGCTTTTCGGGCCAAGTGATATTGAACGGGTCTTCTTGCTCAGTAATGTCACGCAAGTCTTGGCGATAGGCCAACCAAGCCTCTGCATCTACAGGAGCGTCAGCAATCTGCGTCCAATCAGTTTCAGCAAGCTTGGCATTGCGTTGGTCGCGTATAGCATCCCATTGCGCGTTGATTTTTTCGTCAGTTGGGGCGGGAAAAACCCATTCACCATCTTCATTTTTGTATTGACCAATTGCGCCGCCTTCGCTGGCATCAATCGCATTGGGCCAATCTTCAAGTCGGTCAACAACAATGGTGTTTTCAATAACGCCGTTCATGCCAAAAATATGTATTTTCGCGCTCATCATATTATTCCTTGAACAACAACAAGTCCATTACCGCCATTGCCTCCAAGACTACCTAATCCTGTGCCATAGCTGAAATTTCCCCCGCCACCTCCGCCGCCTAATCCACCATCGCCGCCAACAAAGCTTGATGTGCCACTTCCGCCGCCGCCGTCACCAATTTTACGCAATGTGGC